AGCACTAACGAAAATGTTAATAATTTATCTGTAACCAGAGGTTTGGTAATTAGAATTCTAAAAACCGATGCCTTTGGTTATGGCAACGCGTTGCGTATGTACAAAGAACTCGTGAATTATTTCACGTGGAAACTGTCAGACGCACGTACTGAATCTCCTCCGATTCTGTCAGAGGACAACTTCNTCAAAAGTTTTTTTGAGAAATTGTTACCCTGGCTCGGGACACCTCCTTGTGAAACCACAAAGAGGATGTTAACCAAGTTTGGACATTTTTGTTCAACCCGCCAATTCCCATATTATGGGGGTGACGGCCCGGAAAAGGCAATCGAAAAATTGAGGATCTTAACGGAAGTTCCGTTTAGACCCACACAAAAAATACTCAATGACATCTCCAGACATGTCCCAAAAGTGGGCTACATCTGCAGTAAGGGAGACCGTGAACTTTTTCACGAATCAACCTTTCACATTTCTGTGAATTCGTCAGGTGAGTATGATAATACAATTATCGACGGTGGTCAAGCACAAGCGTGCAAGAACGCCTTCGATACTTATATGAACGAACCGGGAGGAAGGTCAGAAATGATGCCTTCCGGACGATACCGTTTTCCCAGAGCTGATATCCCAAAGTGGAATCAGTTTGATCGCGCATTTCCACTTCAGAATTCTGATAGTGCGGAAGTGAACGTCTGGGGAATAAATTTTACTCGTGGATTAGATCGCAGAACTGGGAGAATGCTCCTGTACTGCGCTGAGCGGGCCCGTAAGGACTCGCCCAATCTAATTCCAGTGAAGATTGTGACAGTTCCCGAAACCGGGAATAAGAACCGAACAGTGACGAAGTCACAGTTCTGGCTTAACCTATTGGAAAGCCCTTACTGTCATATGATTAAAGGTATTCTTAAGTACCATCCTTCCTGCTTTTCGATGTTTCATCGTCAAGATCAGGCCTGGGAGGCCATCAGACTTTTGTCTGATCCCACCGGGTTGGATGAACTCGAGGAACTCGGATTAGAGGTATTTTACCTTTCATCCGACCTCAAAGATGCGACGAACGCGATCTGCCTAAAAGTAGGAAGAGCGCTTCACGAAGCATTTATTAGGGGTGTCGAGGGACTCGAAATGAATCCCAGGATCGCCGCTATATTGGACTTTTTCAATGAAAGAGCTGTCGAATCACCAGATGGAGAATTCCTCTGGGAGATGAGACGTGGAGTGTTGATGGGGGAATCCCTAGCAAAATCCACTCTTTGTTTATTTATTCTCGGTGCAGAAGCGATTGCTTTTGAACGATACAGACTACTTCATCC